GTGCTGTTCAGCACCACCAATGATTAAGGGAACCTGCTATGCCCATCATCCATTGTTGTCTATTCCCCGTATAGTCAGCTATTTGGGCTACTATACGCTACCGGTTGCTCTGTAAAGTTTGCTGGGACTGTAGTGAAGATTATCTCTTGCAAGAGGTCTTCCGCAACGCATGTTCTATAACCCAAAGACAAAGTAGGCTATAGACTCATTCAGGGTTCGCACACATAACGAGAGCCCTGTCGGTATTCCAAGACTAAAATACTAACCAATGGTTAATATAATAATCCTGCATACTCCAGATCTGTCGGCAACGAGCCTTACCTCGGCTGACTCAAGGAGGATCGAGGTACCTCGATCAAACGTACTGTTAAACTATAGGTATTGTGATTAAATTATCAGAAGATTGTTTTTGCGTTGACTTGGTGTCTGGTGTACTGGAATAAGCTTTAAGAAGGTCTTTGTTGTTTTTAAAAAAGTGATTGAATTCTATAATGAGCCAATCACCATAATTGCCTGAAGAATAATATGTAAAATTATCTGTAACCCAAGTAAGACCGCATTGCACGGCCACGTATCTTCCCTTTCGGGTAAACTTCATGAATAGGATGTTTAAATCCCCAGCATCAGCAACCGACATGAGTTGATCTAGCCACGTATTTAGTTGCTTGCTTTCACCTGAAAGTACTAAGTGAAAAGGAAAATCAGCATAGTTCTTTGCTTCAGCATTAAACTTACTCCAAGAGTCAGGGGGAATAATATCTCCCTTAAACCCTTTGATTTGATTTTCACTTAGATTTTGCTTTCTATGTGAATTTGAGCCACCAATAAAAGCACCTGAGTTGGGCACTCTTACAAAATGATCATCATAGAGGTCGCTGAGATATTTTGCAACATCTCTTTCCCATGATGAACCTTTTTGCTTTTGTGGACTAGACATACTAATACTTAGTGTTTATCAGGTGGTATGAAAATTTTATCATTTTTCAATACTTACGGAACTCTCATACGTGGTAAATCCACTCTCTTTGACAACTTTGAGAACATTTGGAACTCTGTTGATTAATTCTTCTTTATGACTAACTAACCAAATAGATTTTTGCCTACGGCGTGACATCTCTTTAAGTATACTTAGAGAATTTTCAACACCTATACTATCAGTACCGTTGTCTAATAGTTCATCAATAAATAATACATTGATTGGTGAATATAATGATTCCCAAACGTCACGAAAAGCCCAAGACAATGCTAATATAACTCTGTTCATCTCTCCCCTTGACAAATTATAGAAATCCATTTCTCTACCCAACTCAGTAATTTCAACCTGAAGATCATTTTGAAATACTACCTGATGGGGTAGACCAATCTTATCCAAATAATGAGTAAGTCTACTATTCAAATATGACAAATTTTGATCAATAATCTTTTTGCGAACAAATGAATCTTTACTACTTAATAGGTCAAGTAGAAATTTCTGATGTTCTAGTGTTTTAGTCAACCTATTGATATTATCAAAATCAATTTCTTGTAGAGCTTGACTCTCCATTTCACTAATTTGTTCATCATATGGGTCAACTTCCGCTGCTTTGTTTTCTATAGAAACTAGAGTATTGGCAATCTGACTAGAATGCTTAACAGCTTCCGCTTCGGTTTTATAATGAGTAGTAGGTTTGGCACTGACAAACACTGGATTATCTTCAAGCTCCTTTATAGTGGCTTCGAACTCATCAATATGTTTTCTACTCTCTGTCAATGATTCAATCTTTTTATTTAAGACTTCTGAATGAGATTCATCATGGAACTCCTGACCGCAAGCATAACATTTATGATCTTTGAGAGTTTTAACTTCGGTATCTAGTTTAGCCCAAGTTTTCTTTTCTTTAGCTAGATCGGTCTTTGCTCTACTAAGATTAGCATCGTGTTCAGTTTGTAAACGAACCTGATCATTATAAATTACTAAATCTTTATGTGCCTGAAGTTCTTTGTCTATATCAATGGCACTTAGTTTGGTATACTCAATAGCGAGTTTTTCCAAGTCTTCATCGTGTTTAGTTTGCCAAAGTTTCTGCCTACGCTTTAAGCTTTCAATTTGTTCTTTAACACGCTTATTGGCTTCTTCAATGGCTTTGACTTTGAATTCTTCGGATTGAATAGATTCTTTGCTTTCTTTAATTAGATTTTTAATTACCTCAGCTTTTTCGGAAAGGATAGTAATTCCCAAAAGCTGTTCAATAATGTTTCTTTGCTCATTGGTTTTAAGAGCAAGAAATGGTTCACTGTAAGTATTCAGCGCAACGATATGTCTAAACATATCAGCCGACATATTGATGATTCGTTCAATAGCATGTTGAGTTTCTTTATTTTCCCCTTGTGCATCATCGGTTGACTTTTGCAAATCATCGTTTACATAAAATTTCAGAATATTGGGTTTGCGACCACGTTCAATCTTGTATTCAATGCCATTGACACTGAATTCAAGAGTGACCATCATGCCCTTACCATTAGTACGATTAACTAAATTATCCTTGCGAATGTTATTAATTGGAACGCCAAAGAGTGCATATGACAGTGCTTGAATCAATGAGGTTTTGCCCGTACCATTTCTAGCACCGTCACCGCCTAAATCTAGGTTTTCACCTAGGATAAGGGTCAACTCTCTGCGATCAAAGTTTACCGCTTGCGTTACTTGTCCAATTGATAAAAAATTCCTAAGAGCAATATTTTTTAATAAAATCATATGTTGTTTTGAACTTTTTATATAATTTGTAAACCATGTTTGCTGAACACCCAAAATTCAAATAGATAGCCCAACGCTAAACATGCTTCTTTTTTGCGGAGGTTATTATTTAGGTCTTTACTATATGTATAAGTAGATTTTACCTCAATCAGTTTATTTTCATTAACTAACATAATGTCTGTGAAATATCTATGTTTGGTGTGATCAGAATTCTCATACCAAATAATTGGCAACAATGAGCGTTTAGTAACAATGTTATCTTCTGTTGTCATTGTCAATAAAATATCTAGGGCCCTAGGTTCGTATCCCTGCACTTTAATAACTGTACCTGAGGGTAAAGTATACAATTTGAATCTAGTGCGTTGTTGTTTGAGATGAATTTCAGGAACCTGTGACACATAATCAACCCCATATCTTTCTCTAATAGTTTTTTTTGCCTTAGCGAATCGGTCAGGTGCATTTTCTTTGTTTTTTCTAGAAACTTCTTTTGCCACACTCTCTAATTTAAGTATGTTATCAACTCCGTACCGACTAAGATTAGTATTTTTAGTTTTTTCAATTATGGCCGAAACATCGTTTGATAGCCAAGTAGTGCGCCGTTGATCAGCCAATTCTGTACGCTCAGCAGACTCTAATTTATAATTAGCATTAAATGTTAGTTGTTTGGCCTGCTTTATGTTAGGTAGTTTACTGACATTGGTAACTCCGTAGGTTTTTTCTAATGTATCTTCTGCTTTACTTCTGTTGTTAAAATTAGAATCTCCGTATTTTTCTAATTTAGTTTTTCTCCCCTTTTCAATATTTTTAAAATTTGCATCACCGTATTTTTCAATACAGGTGCTGCTCTTGCGCTGCCTAATTTCAGGACATCCTGACACATTTTTGCTACAGCATGTGATGCCATTTTTAAATGTAAATGATGCGGGGCGTTTACAGTAGTTACAAATTGTCATACATAATCCTCAGTAAATTTTTATCAAGATTGGTGCTCTCAATACTATTTATGCCTGAGATGACAATTTGGTCAACACTTTCAAATTTCATTCCATCCGTGTTTTGATATTGTTCTACTTGGTCTGCTTTTATAGGTATCAACGTCATTTCTCTTAGTTTATGATCAGGGATTAATGTTTCACGAATGAAGTTTGCTTCTTCGTATGAAATGGCTATATCTAAATGCACTCTAACATGGCTGTCAGGTAATAGCAACCCTTTAGGGTTTTCCAATACATCACTTAGCTTATAGACTCTAAATAAAGGTTGATTGGGCCAACTGTGAAATTCAGGTTCTTCGCCCCATTCTAATACCATCATGCCGCGTTGGTCATCTCCGGCGTCAGCATAGTTATGTGGAAAAGCGTTACCAATATACCAAATGTTCTTGCGAGCCTGACGTTTATGAAAATGTCCTGAGAAAACTTTTTCAAAACCCTCTACATGTCCGTCATTGATTTCACCATGATCGGGCATTGCTATTTGAGCGTTCATAAAAAAATGAGGCAACTCAAGATGGGCAAAAAGATATTTACCAGATAGTTTCGCTAATTTTTTATAATCATTGCCCACTAACCAAGGAGCGATAACACAGTCACCTGCTTGAAACCAATCATTGACAATGGTAATATTTGGCAGATGTTTAGCCCATTCTACAGAATGAATGTCACGCCTGTCCCTATAATATAAATCGTGGTTACCAGGAACAAAATATACCTGTTGAAAGTTTTCACTTAACATTTCCAAACTTCGTAAGCCAAACTGAAGAGTTTGAATGTTAATGCTGGCCCTATGATGATTCCAATCACCTAAGAACAAGCAAGTTTCACAATTTTCTTGTTTGGCTTTCTCTACAAACCAACTGACAAAATTGATACAATCGGTGTTGTGAACCAAAGAATTAGACTTGTTACCATAATGAATATCGGTAAAAACCGCTGCTTTTTTAAATAGGTTACTCATCCACTGATTATATCTTATTCTTGACTATCTAGTCAATTATATTGGTTGCCTATTCTTCGTACACGTTAATCTGCGGACCATTTGAAATACCTTGACGAGACCATGAGGGGTTCAACCCATTCATTTCTAGGATATCATCCCGAATATTTTGGCTTCTTTTTTCTGTATTCAAAACTCTACAAAAGGAATTTGTAATAGCGGCAGTATAATATGCGAAAGGGTTCGCACTTTTAGATTCGTTAAATCGCAGGCCCACGTAGGTAAGTTGAAGTATAGCACTATTTTTCATTTCATCATTGTAGGTATACCCACGCCAGTTGTATTTCATAGCGTATTTTTCACACATCATGATATACATTCTAGCTAGCTTGTCAGTGATTTGACCATGGTCTTTGCTAAAAGATCCAGTTACCAAGTCACCTTTCCAATGAGAATGACCGATACAATAAAATTCGTTCTGTTCGTTAATCTTATAGTGCTTGAAAGGTGGAAAGTTTACTTTGACATGAACCATGTCATCTACTTCTGCCTGAGTAGTAACATCTTCTAGGTCAGCGAAAATCTCATCAGGATCGGTTTCTTCAAAATCAAAAATATCTTTGGCAGTTTTCTTTTTTACCGTTTTTCTAGGTTGTTTCTGAGAAACTGGAATATGATCCCAAGTCATAACTCTAAAAACCAAGTCAGTAACTGGGATGCTCATTGGATCTACCGAGTCTTTTACTCCTGCTTCAATACTAAGCCTAGTAGCCCTTGTCTCACGGGCAGTTTGAATTATATCTTTAATGGTTTCGTGATTAATGATTTCTTCTGATGAAGATTGTGGCATGTCTATGATGTAGTCATATCTATGATATTCTTTATTTTCAAAGAAACAATAAGTGTTTTTACTTTCGTGAATTTCTTTTAAAATATCTTTATTATTTAGGTAGTTAACCGTTTTTTTCGCAGTGATTGACATAGGGTCCTTGTTATTTTGCTATAGTAGAGTATAGCATATGTGTTGCAGAATTGCAACACCGAGTGGATCAAAAGGTAAAAGCAATATTATTATTTATCTTCTAAAAGTCAATGTTTTTTGATACTAAATAGTAATAAGGATATTAATATTATGGCAACGATTCCAGAATTAAAGGCTAAGATAGCCGCAATAGATAATCAACTTATACCTCTTAAAGCGGCAGCACTGGAAGCAAAAATAAAAACCAACCAAGCACAGGAAGCGTTGGATGCCTATTACAATACACCCGGACACATCAATCTTAGTGCAAAAATAAACGCACAAAATGCAGTTAAGGCAGATCCTACAAATATACAGTTACAACAAAATTTAGCAGCCATAAATACCCAATGGTCAAAACAGTCAGCAGAGTTAGGACCATTGTTGGCAGCTAGAGATGCGGCATTTCAAGCACAAATTGAGGCAAATGCACCTGTAGTAAAATTGGATCGTGAAGCCGGTGAATATGAAATAGAAATTGCTAAAATAGACCCTAGCCAAGCAACACCTGACGCAGTAGCATATTTAAAAGAAAATGGTGGACTACCAATAACACCGCCGGCTGATCCTGCGCTACCTGAACCACAACCACAACCCTCACCGATATATAACGCACCAGCAGATACTAATATAGAACCAGCAGCGGTAACATCTTCTGTAAATCCGCTTAAAGTAACCGCCAACCCAATAGTTCAAAATGATTATGGAGAGGATCTAGTGCTAGGCCAAACACCAGAGGTAATTGAACCCCAAAAAACTGGTGACGCATACCCAAATGAATTTCAGGGTGTAGATGAAGCTATAGCTCTACAGGAAAAAATAGCGATTAATACTTCAGGTTTACCAGTACTGGCTGAAGATGGTTCAGTGGCACAAGGAGTTGCTATTAATCCTGAAACGGGACAAACTTATTATACAGTGCCAACTGGGTCTAGTAAAGGATTACAAGGTGCTAAGGCAAACAATCAATCTCAATCTACAGCACAATCCCAAGCTAATTTTGCTCTTAAGCAGGATTGGCGTGTTAGATTAAGCCTAGCACCTAATTCAGGTTATCTTTATCAAGCATCACAAGTTCAAGGTATATTACAGCCTTTAATAGACACTGACGGCGTAGTTTTTCCATATACACCAAGTATACAGGTTCAATATAGCGCACACTATGATAATTATGATTTAACTCATAGTAATTATAAAATATATCAATATAAAAATAGCTCAGTAGACACTATTCAGATTTCTTGTGATTTTACCGCACAAGACACAGCCGAAGCAAATTATTTACTTGCAGTCATTCATTTTTTCAGATCGGTTACTAAAATGTTTTATGGACAAGATTCTATTCCTAAAATTGGAACTCCTCCTCCCCTATGTTTCTTGACAGGACTAGGATCTTTTCAATTTGATAATCATCCATTAGTTATAACAAGTTTTTCTTATAACTTACCCACTGATGTAGATTATATAAGGGCATCTGCCAGTGCCACAACAGCAGCAGGTGTAAATAAAGCACCTGCTCAACCACCGAACAATACAGATGCAATAAGTAATGCCAGATTAAATAGCACTAATCAAGCAATAGATAGAGGTGGTGTGACACCTAATCCAAATTTTTCATCAACCACTTCAATACAAACACCTGCAGCTTCAGATAGAACACCAACATATGTGCCTACAAAAATGAATATATCAATAAGTGCAAACCCAATTGTAACAAGAAATGATATTAGTAATAAATTTAGTTTACGAGATTATGCAACTGGTAAATTGTTACAAGGTAGTAAAAATGCAACTGTGGGTATTTGGTAATGGCTGTCAATAGTTTATACCCCGCAACTAGTCCTTACAATGTTACAGACATTGTTAATAGTAATTATTTGGATATTATGATTAATATTCCTATACCAATGGTTCCTAGCGATATATATTTTGAAATTACCACAGTTTATCAATATAGACCTGATATGTTGGCGTATGATTTATATTCAGACTCTAGATTATGGTGGGTTTTCGCACAAAGAAATCCAAATAGATTAAAAGACCCTTATTTTGATTTTGTAGCTGGAGTAAGCATTTATATACCTAAATTAGAATTATTAAAACAAGTATTGGGAATCTAAATGGCTAATGAAGATCCAATCCTACTTAATCCATCTACCGATACGGTACAACAAAATAGACAATATGTAGCCTCAGGCGGCGCAAATGATGAATCAGGTACACAAAGCACCGGCTCAGGTGATCGAGCAAACACTGTACAGGGATCTTCAGGTGCAAATGCAGGTGGTACGACACAAGCAGGTAAAGCTGAAACCCCGACCGCCACTGTATATCAGGCATCACCCGATAAAAGACAATATAATCCCTTAGGACAATTTTCTAGTTATACCTACCAAATTACTCTTTACATGATTACTCCTGACGCATATGACAGATTCATAGATTCAGGACGTCAAAAGATAGATGTATTAAATCAATCATCTGCCAAAGGACAAGGTGGGGCATTAATAATTTGTCAAAGTGGTGGAATTAATAATTCTAGTACTAAACGAGCAAGTGGATTTCAATATGATTTTTATATAGATGATTTAAAAATTGATTCTTATGTAAATGGAAAAAGTACACAAAGTGCAACCAACGTAACTGATATTACTTTTAATATTATTGAACCATTGGGGTTTTCTTTTATTACTAATTTAAAACGAGCAGCAGACCAATTACAAGCATATTGTACTACTAAAAATTATAAAGATTTACAAAATCCCACTAGACAATTTTATATTTTGGGTCTTAGATTTCAAGGTTATGATAAAGATGGAAAAATCATGACCGGTAAAGAAAAATTTTTAGGTCAACAATTAGATCCATCACAAAGTGATAACTCTAGTGGAATTTTTGAAAGATATTATGATATTATTATTCGTGGTATTAAATTTAAAATTAATGGTCAAGCTACAGTATATAATATATCTGCGAATTCAATGTCTCCGGGTATAGCTATGGGGTTAAAGCGTGGATTTTCCACTAAAGATATACAAGTTACTTCTGATACGGTTGGCGGTGCTGTAACTCAATTTTTAGATATTCTATCTAGAGAGCAAGAAGACATGCTGAGTAAAACTCAGATTACAGTTAAAAATACATATAACGTAGTATTTCAAGATTCAGAAATAGCTAATGCTAGTATAGTTAATAAGGCTGATTTAACCAAATTTTCTTATCGAATGCCTGTACAAAAGACATCTGAATCAACCGAGGCTGCTGCGAGTAAAAAGAATACACCAGCTAATCCAACTGAAAAGCAATTGAAATTTGCTACCAATACACCTATTTTACAGGTCATTGAAAATATTATTTCTAATAGTTCGTACATGAGAAATGCTGTTGCATTGGTATATTCTAATAATCTAAATAAATCTGATGAACCTTTACCAAACGATGCTAGACCTGAAATAAGTTGGTATAATATCAGTGCAAAAGTAAATAATGCAGAATGGGATCCTAAAGTAGGTGATTATGCATTTAATATTACATATTTTATTAAAAAATATGTAACTCCTATCTTTTTAAGTGCTTATGCTAAAATTGCACCTAGATATCCTGGCCCCCATAAAGTCTATGAATATTGGTATACTGGAGAAAATAGAGAAATATTGAATTACGAACAATCACTAGACAATGCTTATTTTAATGTGGCAGTTGTACCTTCTGGTACAGGTCAATCACAGGGCGGCCCTACTGATGTAGCTACCGTACCTGGTAAGCGAACTGATCAATCTAGACTATCAGGAGCAGATCAATCATTAGAGACCATAAACACTTATGTAACTTCATTGTATGATCCAGGATCATATGCTAAAGTAAAAATGACTATTATAGGTGATCCTGATTTCTTAATGCAAGATTCTCCGGGTAGCATCAAAGCGGTATATGATAGGTTTTACGGGGATGATGGATTTACTATCAATCCCAATGGTGGACAAGTTTTTATAGAAATAAATTTTAAAGAAGCTGATGATTATGATACCAACACTGGTGTGCTATCTATAAACGAAAGTATTAGATTTTGGGCATATCCTAGTGAAATACAAAATAGAGTCAAAGGTGTAAGTTATATGGTTTTACGAGTTACCAGTAACTTTCGGGCCGGTAAATTTACACAGGATTTGGAATGTCTGATTAACACTTTCCCTAATGCAACATCTACTAGTTCAAATGCTAGAACAGCCGATCCTTATGCTAACGAAACCGCTAAATTTGCTAGACAAGGTACTAGATCAGGCAATCCCAATGCCAATGAATATGAAATAAGTGGATCTCAAGCTATTTCACCATATGCATCACTAGTAAATGTTACTACCCAAACTACTGGATTAAAAGTCGTAGATGATGTCTTGGAATCCGCTCTTTCTAGGGTAGAATCTACCGAAATAGTGAATGTAACTAATCCTACTAACCTAGCTTCTAGTATTACTTCACCCACAGGTGGCGCCCCTAATACAGGATTAATAATATTAGATGGGGATGCTCAAGGCACTACACCTAAATCTATCCCTGAACAGGGTAGAGAAGTTAATAGTAATGTTCAATCCCGAGATCCTCCTTCTAAGTATGATGTAATACGGTCAGAGACTGCAAAACTAAGAGCGGATTCCTTGGCTATTATTAACAGGAATAGAAGAAATCTTGGATTACCAGATTTCAAAGAATAACAGAGATTTTAAATTAGAAGAATTCAAATGTTAGGGTTTATACCAACACTATACAACGGAGTTAAAAAATAATGGAAGATTACTTCAAGCCAAGAGGACCGATAGAGTCAAGCAAACCTGATGCAGGTAAGGCTAATATAAGATCGGTTCCTGTTTTTGGCGTGGTTAAAGACAATGTAGATCCAGTTAGAATGGGCCGAATTCAAGTATATCTACTTGATTTGAACGGTGAAGATCAGAATAATGCTGATAGTTGGATAACTGTTGGACAGCTTCCTAACTTTTATGGTTATACCGCACCTAGGGCCAGTAAGAAACCTGAGGATTATGGTACGTATGAAACAAACCCTCATTCATATGGAGCATGGCAAAGCCCTCCTGAAATAGGAACAGTAGTTATATGCATGTTTGTAAACGGTGATACTAACTTTGGTTATTATATAGGATGTGTACCTAATCCAGATGCGCTGCAAATGGTCCCGGCAATTGGTGCTACTACAAATGTAGTTTTAAATAATACAGAAGCATCTAGTTATGGTGGCGCTACTAGACTACCTGTAACTAATATTAATCCTAATAATCCCAAATCAAATAATCCGGATTATTTTACTATGGCGAAGCCAGTTCATTCGTATACCGCTGCAATTATGAATCAGCAAGGTATTATCAGAGATCCTATTAGAGGACCTATTAGTACCAGTGCTCAACGTGAATCACCTAGCAGAGTTGGCTGGGGCGTAAGTACTCCGGGTAGACCTATCTATGAAGGTAATTATACTGATGAATCAGTACTACAGGCAGCTTTGGCTGATAATCCAAATGTAAGGGTTGTAGGTAGAAGAGGCGGCCATTCTATTGTTATGGATGATGGCGATGTTGTTGGAAACGACCAGCTAGTTCGTATAAGAACTGCATTGGGTCATCAAATCATGATGAGTGATAATGGTCAAACTCTAATGATCCTGCACTCAAATGGGCAAAGCTACATTGAACTAGGCAAAGAGGGTACTATTGACATGTTCTCTACTAATAGTGTTAATATTAGAACTCAGGGCGATTTAAATTTACATGCAGACAATGATGTTAATATCAATGCTGCTAAAAAATTAAACATTCAAGCTGATTCTATTACCGTAAGTTCAGAAAAAGATTACAAGCAAAGAGTTGGTGGAGATAATATTATACAAACTTTAGGTAAATTTACACATAAAGTTGGAGGGGCCATGAGCTTAGCTTCCAGCGGTGTAGCTTCGTTTTCTAGTAGTTTGGTTACATTTATCAATGGTTTATTTGTAAATTTAAATACTGGTCAAACTTATGTAACTCCAAAAGAAGTTCCTATTCCTACTAATGTTGCCCATACTGATACACTTTATGATAAAGCCAAGGGCTTTTTAGCAGCACCTGGCAAGTTAATAAGCATCGTTTCCAGAGCACCAGCACATGCACCATGGGCCAACGCAGGACAAGGTGTTAATATACCTACTACTTTAAATGCTGACCAACAACTTAGTTCTTCTTCTAATCCTGCTCTTTCTCTTCTTAATGCAGTAGCTGGTTCAGTACCCAGTGTACAGGCTACTCTTGCGGCGGCTTCTACTGTACCGGCTATAGGTCCGATAAGTGATATGCTTGGATATGGACCAACCAGTGCTATGTTAAGTGGTATAGCTACCAATGTAGGCAGTAGTGCGGCTGCTACTGCGGCAGCAGCAGGGGGTGGAATAGTCCAAACGTTGCGGGGTGCTATTCCAGTAGTAGGAAAATTTGCACTGACCCCACAACAGCTTCAAAACTCAGGAGTCATTAAACCGATGTCCGCCGGATTAATAACTTCTCTAGCACAAAAAGGTAACGCTACATTACAAAAAGTTTTACCATCAAATATGTTTACCGGTAAAGCAGGTGCTGAAAATGCACCTGCAATTGCCAACAGCATGGCCGCACAAGCGGAAATAGCGAAAACCGCCTTGCAACAAGGGGAAAGTGCATTAACACAAATCGGGGTCCTTACTGGTAAAGAAGCAGCCGGTGATGTGGGAGGAGCAATAATGGCTGCAGCAACTGCTGGAATAGCACCAGTTGCAAACGCTTTTAATGAGGCTAACAATGCCATTGCTGCCGGTGTCGCTAGTGCTCAAAGTATAGTTGCTAAAGGTCAAGATTTACTTAATACCGCTACAGGTACAATTAATACGGTAACCAATGCAGCCGCTACTGTTACAAAGCTAGCAGATAAGGTTCCTGCATTGGGAGGTGTTGCATCCTCTTTCTCAGGTCTAGCGGCAACTTTCAATGCAGGGGGTTTTGCGGCCAATCTCGGCGCTATAGGTGGTGCATTTAGTGCAATATCAGGATTCTTGGGTAAGTTAGGAGGAGGTATTAGTGGTATTATAAACCGAGCTAAGGGAATAGCGGCCGATGCGTTTAATTCAATTAAAAATGCACTACCAACTCTAAAACCAAATGTACCTCAAGACTTAGAAGCAATCAACGCATCAGCTAAAGCATCAGAAAGTGGAGGTTTAGTAGCAGGTGCTACTGCGGCTGTTACAGGAGCCGCTGTGGTAGCTGGAACAACTGGGGCTACCGGTTCTGTACTAACTTCCGCTGCCAATGCTCTTGGTAATCTTAAAACTACAGTTACTACTGTTATAAACTCAGCAGGATCAGTGGTTACAAACGCTGCCAATATATTGGCTAAAGCAGGAACTACCATATCAACTGGTAATGTAGACTCAGCAGTAGCTAGTGGTGTTGATAATTTACCAGGTGGTCAAGCTTCCATAGCATCTATAACAGATTATTCAAGCAAAGTTGCTGCTATCCCGGGTACAGGATCTATTAAGACCTTAGTTGATAATGCTAGTACTGCTGTTAATAATGGTATTTCTTTAACAAAATCTATATCAACCGCGGTAACCTCAGTTAGCAACACTGTCGCTAACATAGGCAACGCAATAAATAATTTCTCATTGAGTGGGGCAGCGAACTCACTTACTGGATTCCTTTCAAGTGGATTAGATAAATTAAAATCCTTAGGTTTATCATCACTAGTGCAAGCGGGCTTACCAGCTGCGGCTGCTGCAAAATTAAATTCCGCTATTTCAGGATTAAGTTCAGGTCTTGTGAAGATAACTACTCCTCAAGTAGGCGTAAATACTAATAACCGAGCACAATTAGATCAACAAACTAACGCATTACTAGGCAATGTTCCTGGACCAAACTTAACAGGAACGATTTCAAATGAAGCTACAGCCGCGTTAAACGCAGAAAATGAAAAAAATAATAAAATAACTAGACTACTCAATGAAATTGATTCAATAATTATTGAAAGAGATAAAGTTGAGAGTAATTTCACAGTTCTTCAGGTTCAATATAGAGACTTAGCAAATACCAGTCCACAGGGAGATCCAGCTGTGGCCAGTGCTAGAAAGGCCGCATATGATTCATTAGTAGAAGTTGAGATGTTAAATGAAAAAATCTTAGCTTTAAGAGAGCAGCAGTATTCGTTGCAAGGAACCACGGGTAATAGAGGACGTGATAGGATTAGAGGACTGCTCCAAGGTAGTGTGTCTGCAATTGCAGCACTTAACAAAAATTTATAAGAATAAGGAACAATAAATCATGCCATCATATGTTGGATTCAGCACAATTGGAGCAAATCAACCAAAAACCACTAACGCCATTAATGGTACTGATGGTGGTGTAGGTGGAATTGTTAGACCTGTTAACACTGGTAAAAAGTATACTCTAGTAGATGTTCCGCTTGTGATTCAAGATTTTATCAATGCATTGAATATAACACAAGGGCAAAAAGTAGGTCAACCTGCATATGGAACCACTCTTTGGTCTTTTGTATTTGAACCAAACACGGCTGATGTTCAGTTTCAACTAGAAAATGAAATTAGAAGAGTTGCTAGTCTAGATCCCAGATTGATTTTAAACTCTGTAGCGGCCTTCCCACAAGAACTTGGAATTTTAATAGAATTAGAAATAGCTATTGCTCCGTTTAATAATCCATTGGTATTGAGCGTGTTTTTTGACTCTAATACCAGTAGAGCGACTATTCAGTAATTTACTTAAAAACCATGGATTACAGGTTTGATAAATACTTAAAAGAGAAAACGTATGGCAACCAGCAGCAGACAATCGGCTTTATTTGGGGTAAATGATTGGAAATCTATATACCAAACCTTTAGGGAAGCAGATTTTCGGTCTTATGACTATGAAACACTACGCAAAAGTTTTATAGATTACCTACGTACATATTATCCTGAAACATTTAATGACTATATAGAAAGCAGCGAATTTATAGCGTTATTAGACGTTATGGCTTTTATGGGCCAAGGTCTAGCTTTTCGTAATGATTTAAATACCAGAGAAAATTTCATTGATACCGCTGAGCGTAGAGATTCAGTGGTCAAGCTTGCTAATTTAGTAAGTTATACACCTAAAAGAAACCTAGCTGCACAGGGATTTCTAAAGGTAACTAGTATTAATACCACTGAAAATATCACAGATTTAAATGGCTTTAATCTAGGTAATTTAACTATACTTTGGAATGATCCAGCTAACCCAAATTGGTTAGAACAGTATAATACTATTGTAAATGCCACACTGGTCAATGCACAAAAAGTTGGACGCCCGGGAAATACAGCAGATTTGTTGGGTATTACCACTAGTGAATATGCTGTAAACATACCTCAAGGTACTTTACCTATAGCGCCATTTTCAGCTACAGTAAATGGTTTAACAATGAATTTTGAACTTGTTAGCGTAACAAGTTTAGATGAAGATTATTTGTATGAGATTCCACCTGCACCGTCAGGTAGATTCAACATGCTATATAGAAATGATAAATTGGGATATGGTAGCCCAAATACAGGTTATTTTTTCTATTTTAAACAGGGTATCTTACAAAATTACGATTTTACCCTACAGCAACAGATTTCAAATCAAGTAGTCAATATTGACATCCAAGGTGTTAATAATACAGATACTTGGTTATATCAACTAAGCGCAGCAAATGGCGGACTAAGTCCGTGGGTGAAAGTTGAAAATGTATATGCAAATGCATATCTACAAACAGCTTCTAGTGATAAGAGAATCTTTTCAGTAGGGTCAGGCTTTAATGATGTTGTTAATTATCAATTTGGTGATGGTATATTCTCAGCTATACCAGTTGGTAATTTCAGAGCATATGTACGTTCTTCTAATGGATTGACATATACTATCGATCCTTCAGAAATGCAGGGTATTACAGTTGCGTTTTCTTATGTAAGCAGATTGAACAGAATTGAAACTCTAACTGTTGGTTTACAATTATCCAATCCTGTTTCTAATGCTCAGTCTAGGGAGTCACTACCACAAATCAAACTACGTGCTCCTACTCGCTACTATACACAGAATCGTATGGTCAATGGGGAAGATTATAATAACTTCCCCTACACCCTATACAGTTCTATAATTAAAAGTAAAGCAATTAACCGTAGTTCAATTGGTGTTTCTAAGAACCTAGACTTATTAGATCCAACAGGAAAATACAGTAGTTTAAATTCTTTTGCTAGTGATGGTGGATTATATTTAGATGATGCAGATGGATATTTAACCTTCACAGTCAATGACACTAGCAATATTATTACCTTTTTAACAGATACCCTAGCATCTGAATTATTATTAAATAAAACAACTCAATATTATCTACAAAATTATACTAGATACAATGTAAATACATCTACCGGTGATGGCACAGTGTATTGGAAAACCAGTACAGTTGATGCTAATTCTTTAACTGGATATTACTACAATATTATTAATAGCGTTAATACACCTATTCCAGTTGGTGTTTTTTCAGGATATAATGCAAAATATATTACTCCTGGTGCACTAGTTAAATTTGTTGCGCCATCAGGATATTATTTTGATTCAAACAACAGATTGGTATCAGGGATCGCGGGTCCAACTAATCCTACTTATTTTTGGACTAGTGTATTAAATGTAGTTGGTGATGGATTTAATCAAGGTGATGGAGCATTCTCAAATGGAACAGGTCCTATTACGTTAAATGGTTATGTACCCTCAGGTGCTATTTTGACGCAGGTAATCCCAGCATTTAGTAATACATTCAGCAATGCAATTATTCAAGAATGTATTATCAGAATAGAACTACAGCAGAGTTTTTCACTAGTATTTAATAATGGGTTAACCGTTGTTGAAGATAGGTGGTCTGTTGCTGATTATAATAACCCTAGCTACTTTATTAATTTTTTAAGTTTAGGTAATAACAGATATTCAGTTTCATATAAATCTCTTATATATTATTTTGGTAGTGTACATGATACTAGGTTTTCTTTTGAAAGAGACAAATTAGTATATGATCCATTTACTGGTAAAATTCTACAAGATTTTATAAATGTTCTAGCCACTAATACTCAGCCTAATTCAAATTATCCTTTGGCTTCAAATGTTCAAGTTAACATTGTTGGACAAACAGTATTAGCTGATGGTTATATAGATGACTTTGAAGTTCAGGTATCTGCCACTGATGTTAACAACAGACTTATTATTACCGATCCTGATTTCTTCAACACCGTAACAGGTTATGTAACGGGCGCTCAGAATTTTGGTATATATACTTTTTTTGAACTTATTCAAGATCCAATAAATCTAGCAAGATATCAACTTATTCCTACAACAGATGTTGTTTATCAGTATCCTTCAATGAATTCAATTGAAGTGGTTAAGTATGATTATCCATTAGGTCAAATATTTTACGCTTATACAGATAATCTATTTTATACTACTGTTCAGAGTACTACAGTAACTACCCCGTACTATATCTTAGTACAACAGCCTCAATATTCAATGAAGCCTGGTCGTCAAGGATTACAATTTCAATATAGGCACAATTCTAATAATACAACTAGAATTGATCCAGCTACAACTAATATTATAGATTTATATGTTGTAACTCAAGCATATTATACAGCATATACGAATTATATTGTAGATACAACCAATACTATACCTAAGCCTGAAAGACCAACTATTAATGAGTTAAATCAGGCATATGGTCAAGTAAATGATTATAAGATGATTAGCGATTCCGTTATTTTAAACAGTGTGGTGTTTCAACCATTGTTTGGACCAAAAGCACCTCCTGCACTAAGAGCAACTATTAAAGTAATTAAGACTTCTAATACTAATGCCAGCGACAGTGAAATTCGTAGTGCAGTGTTAACCGCAATGAATAGTTATTTTAATATTAATAATTGGAATTTCGGCGATACTTTCTATTTTTCAGAGTTAAGTGCTTACTTGCATTCTGAAATAGGTGCCCTTATTAGTTCGGCCGTTTTAGTGCCTAATGACCCCACGTTGACATTTGGAGATTTGTATGAAATAAAATGTGCCCCTTATCAAATTTTTGTCAACGCAGCAACATCTAATGATGTACTAGTAATCCCTGCTCTCACGCAAGTCCAATTACAAGTAAGATAATAACTATGGCCACAAAAATAAGAACTCTAGATTTTCTCCCAGAGATATTTCAAACTCCTACTAACGCTCAATTCTTAGCAGCAACACTAGACCAACTAGTTGCACAACCTTCTGTTGAAAGAATTCAGGGATATATTGGTACTAGAGTTGGATATGGAATTAATGCTAAAGATTATTATGTAACTGAACCAACAAAAGTTAGAACAGATTACCAACTTGATCCTGGTGTTGTGTTTAGAAAAACCAATCAAGATGTTGCACAAGATTTCATAAGCTATCCTGGAATATTAGATGCTCTTAAATTAGAAGGTGGGATAACAAATAATAATAATCGACTTTTTAATAGCGAATTTTATTCTTGGGATTCATTCACTAATTTAGACACAAATGTTAACTTTCATCAGTATTACTGGTTACCTGAGGGTCTTCCCCCAGTAGTAGTAACATCTGCAACCGCTTATTCATCTGAGCAATATTACGTTATTGATGGCTCAAACTCTTATCAAATCACCACAGAGCCTACAGGGACTTCATTAGGAAATCCAACTTTAACTCTATTACGCGGGGGCACTTACACATTTACCGTAAACCAAAAAACTCAGTTTTGGATTCAGGGCCAACCAGGAACTACTGGATATAGCATTACTCAACCAAATGTACAAACTAGAGATGTATTGGGTGTTGTTAATAATGGTGCTACTACAGGTGTTGTGACTTTTACTGTACCTGCTAAAAACGCACAAGATGAATATAATTTACCAGGTAATAACACAGTAGGTGTAGTAAGCACATTGCCTTTTTCTCAAATAGATGGTAGTTATTTAAACACATTGAATGACATTGATGGAGTAACTTCACTCAACGGATTAACTGTTATGTTTTACAATACAGGTAATCCAAATGAAATGGCGTATGGTCAGTTAGTAAGCGCACAATTTTTCACAATCAATTATATTGGATCAACTTCTAATCCACAATTACAACTTACCCCTGCTACCAGTATACCAACTAATCAAAAGATTACCGCACAATATGGTACTAATTATTCAGGTAGACAGTTTTTTAGAAATACAGCAACCATTGTTACATTAATACCTTACTTAAGTGCTGAGTTAGATACTCTTTATTATCAAGATGGTACTTCAAGTGATAAAGTAGGGATGATTAGACTTATTGACAGTAATACGACTGATACAATTGATGTTGTGACTGAAATATTAGGTAAGACAACTTATACATCTCCCAACGGTGTCGCGTTTACAAATGGATTGAAAGTTCAATTTCAAGGTAATATAACCCCTGAAGCATATACAGTTGAAGATTTTTATGTTGAGGGTGTGGGTACGGCAATAGAACTTATTCCTGTATCAAGTCTTATAGTTCCTGAATCTTTTTCTACAAGCGTGTACTTACCCTATGACTCAACACCATGGGATATTGGTGGTTGGTCCGGTAAACCTTTTATACCAACGGATCCTGATTATATCACTATAGCTAGAAATGCACTAAGCAAAAATGCTTGGTCTAGAAGCAATAGATGGTTTCATATTGATGTTATTAGAGCAACTGCTGAATACAACAATGATCCTACCATATTATTTTATGCATCACAGGATTATAAAGCCAAAAGACCCATAATTGAATTTTATCCAAACCTAAGATTATTTGATTCGGGTACTGAAGGCAAAGAGCCATTAAATTTCATTGATTTTCGTACCACCGATCCTCTATTACTAGTATCAGGGCAACAAAATTATTATCCTGATGTTCAGGTATATACCGATTATGCCGCTAGAATTGATACAACTAATTATACAAGTTCACGTACCGCTACCGCAACTAATGGTCTCACTGATGAAATTACATGCGGCAGTACTTCAGGATTTAGAGTTAACGATTTAGTAAGATTTACTATTAGCTCAGGAGCAGTGTTTGGTAATATTGTTGCAGGTGAATATTACTATATTTCAGAAGTAGTTAGCAGTACTAAATTTACAGTTTCAGAAATCAAAGGTGGAAATCTAGTAGACCTTTCTACTGGCACTGGAACAATGCAATTTTACTGGACACCACAAAGTACAGTGATAACCATTGCAGCTAGTGATGTAACAGGTACTTTCAAAGTAGGTCAATACATAACTGATTCTACTAATTTACTTCCACCTGAAACACAAATTTCTTCGGTATCAGGAACAACTACTATAACTCTAGAGGTAATATGGGATACTGTATCATACAGTTTCTTTGCAGGTACAAGTGTAGCTTCTTTAATATCAGTTCCTCAGCCAGTTAATAATTATGCGTTGTTCAATGGATCTAGAGTGGTATTTGCTGCTGCTACAGATCCCAATGTTCGTGACAAGATTTATATCGCTAGATATTCTGTAATATCAGGTTCAACTCCCGTGCTTACATTGAGCGAAGCACCAAATGGCGAGATACTAGTCGGTGATCAATCAGTTATACTTAGTGGTTACAACTATGCAGGAACAAGCTTTTGGTATGATGGTTTGGAATGGCTTCAAGCACAACAAAAAAATACAGTAAATCAGCCACCTTTGTTTGACGTATTTGATGAAAATGGTATTAGCTTTGGTGACAAAGCAGTATATGTTGGTAGCTCATTTATAGGTAGTAAATTATTTGCATATGGTATTGGTACAGGAACAAAAGATTCAGTTTTGGGATTCCCTATCAGATATAGTACTGTAGCTAACATTGGTGATATTAGCTTTGATGTATCAATTAATACCGATACCTTTGATTATGTAAGTAATTCTCAACCAATAAATCAGAAGGTTAATACTGGTTATGTTTATAACTATCAAACTAGAAATCTTTATAACAGAGAATTAGGTTGGCAAACAGCGGTATCACCTAGTATTCAATATCAAGTATTTGAATTTGATTATTATGTCACAAATCCTCAAGTATTGTTTACGTGTGACGTTGCAGTAAATTCTACTACTTCTACCAATTGGCCTGTTATTAAAGTATTGATAAACAATATTATATTGCCTAGCACTGATTACGAATACATTGTAGCTAGTAATTCCACAATTGTAAACATATTTTCTACTATTCCAACTGACACCGTTGTACAAATTTTAATCTTCAGTGATCAGGTAAGTGCTACCGCATATTACAGTATTCCTATTAATTTAAGTAACAACCCACTTAATACCAATTTAGAAATAGCCAATGTAGGTGATATTAAAAATCAATATCAAACTATATACTATAATAATCCAAATACCTCAGGTGAAGTCTTTGGGCCAAACAATTATAGAGACTTGGGCAATTTAGTTCCATGGGGAGATAGAATAATACAAAATAGCGCCTCACTAGCATTAGTGGGTGCGTTCTTAAGAAAACCAAATCAAAATGTATTCAATGCATTGATGTTCAATAGCAGAGAATATATTAAATTTAAGACATTATTAGTAGACACTGTTAATAATACAGACTATGCTCAAAGATTTAATCCATCAACTATATTAGATGATGCACTAACTAAGATTAATCAAGTTAAGATTCAATCTCAGCCATTCTTTTGGAGTGACATGATCCCATCAAAGTCACCCTATATTATTAATAGTTATACATATACTACGCCATCTATCGCTCCTACTTACCCATTAAGTAAAGTTTATAACTTCTCTACTGCTAATTATTCAGGTGTATTAGTTTATCTTTCTACCACTATATCTAACGTACCTATAACCAAACAATTGGTTACTAATGTTGATTATGTTATTAGCACTTCTACACCTTCACTAACAATTATATCTTCTTTACAAAACGGGGATGTAATTACAATTAAAGAATACAATCAAACATATGGTAGTTATATTCCAAATACTCCTACTAAATTGGGTCTATATCCTGCATTTATTCCCGAAGTAGTATTAGATTCAGATTATGCCCAGCCTACATATTTTATTAGAGGTCATGATGGTTCATATAATAAGTTATATGGAAAATATGATCCTGTACTAGGAGTATTAGTAGACTTTAGAGATCAGGCTCTATTGGAATTTGAACTAAGAGTTTACAATAACTTGAAATTAAGTACCAGTGTTCCTATATCGCAATACGACATTATACCTGGATTCTTTAGAGAAACTGCATTTACTAATAGTGAAATTTTAGAAATCTATAGTAAAATGTTTTTAAATTGGGTAGGACAAAATAGAATTGATTATAAGAAGCAGTTATTCAACAAAAACGATCAATTTACATTTAACTATTATCAAAGTGGCAATAAGATAGATCAAGAACCTATCTATCAGGGTTATTGGCGTGGGGTATACCAGTGGTATTATGATACTACTACCCCTAACTTAACTCCGTGGGAAATGTTAGGTTTTCAAGAACAACCAAGTTGGTGGGCCTCTAGATATGGTCCAGCACCGTATACCAGTAACAACTTGATTCTTTGGAATGATTTAGCAGAGGGTATTAATTGGAACAACGGTAATCCAATAGTATTACCACAATTCGTAAGACCTGAATTATTACAAGTGATTCCAGTTAATAGTGCAGGTAAATTATTATCACCGTTTGATGCAATTGTTGGTAACTACACTGCTTCCACATTCCAACATGATTGGAAAGTTGGTGACGAAGGCCCTGCTGAATTAAGTTATCGCAGAAGCAGTTCTTGGCCATTTGATTTAATGAGAATATATGCCCTAACTGAGCCTGCTAAATTCTTTAATCTATGTGCTGATCTAGACAATTACAAATTCAACACTGAATTTAATCAGTACTTGGTTAATAATCGCAGTCACTTGGTCCCTGCAGATATTCAGGTCTATGGTACAGGTACACCCAAAACAAGTTACATGAATTGGGTAGTTGATTATGAAAAACAATTGGGTGTAGATGCCACACAAAACATAATTGACTTGTTAAACAATATTGATGTTAGATTAGTTTATAGAGTGGCTGGATTTACAGATAAGAATCTAGTTAATTTTTATGTAGAAAAAGCAACACCAAATAGTACCAATGCTAGCCTATTAATTCCTGACGCAAGTTATCAAGTTCTATTATATGATAACCAACCTTTTGATAGAATAATTTATAGTTCTGTTATTGTTCAGATAACAAGTGAAGGATACTTGGTATTTGGTAATTCTCAAACACAAGCCTATTTTACTACTCTTAAACCAAAATTCACAGGAATAAATGAAGTAGTTACTGTAGAAACCCTAACTGTTAAACTTGCCACTGATTATTCCAATGAAGAAGTAATCGTGCCCTATGGCACATTATTCTATACTGTACAAGAAGTTGCTCAATTCCTAACTAGCTACGGCGCATATTTACAGGCTCATGGCATGGTGTTTGATGAAATTCTATCTGGTATAGAAGTCACTTGGAATCAAATGGTATCTGAGTTTTTATACTGGGTTCAATTGGGTTGGGAAAATGGTAGCTTAGAAACCATTAATCCAGCTGCTGGATACTTAAAAATCAACAGAGATGGATATCTAGTACAACCTCTTACTATACGCCAAGAAAACTTTGTTTTAAATCAAAACTTATATCCTATTCAATCTACTGATTTAAATGTTCTTAGAGATGGTACGCTATTCCTTGCTCGTCCAGTAAACAATGGGGATTCACTATCATATGGTCAATTTAATATAGCTAGTCTAGAAGATGGCGTTGTATTCAATAACGTTACATTATTTGATGACGTTATCTATGATTTGATAACTGGATCTAGACAGCTTAGAATTTATGTCAGAGGCAGTAAAACCGCTGCTTGGGACGGTACTCTTACTGCATCAGGATTTATTCTTAACCAAGATAATATACTACAGTGGAACAAAGATGTAACTTATACTAAAGGGAGTATTGTACTTTATAAGAATAAGTATTGGGTAGCATTAAGAATAGTGCAACCAAGTGCTACCTTTAATGAACAGAATTGGAGAAAAACTGAATACGATCAAATTCAAAAAGGACTATTGCCAAATTCCAGCACTAGATCCTATGAAAGCACTCTTTATTATGATAGTACTAAAGCTAACATAGAAGAAGATGCTGATTTATTGAGTTTCTCTTTGATCGGATATCGTCCAAGAGATTATCTAACAACCGTAGATTTAACTGAAATCACTCAAATTAATGTTTATAAAAACTTAATTAAAAACAAAGGTACTCTAAATGCGGCTAGTGCATTCAAAGGCGCCAATCTACCACAGGGCGGAATAGATTATGACATTTATGAAAATTGGGCTATCAAAGCAGGCGAGTTTGGTGGAGTATTAAATACCAACTTTGTAGAATTTAAGATTAGTGAAAGCTTAATGACTGGTGATCCAAGTATTGTTGCTCTTACCAATGGTGCACCAACTCCAGGTGCCGAACAAGAAATACCATTGTATTCTCTATTCAATTATGGCCGAGCAATTAATAGTCCTGACATTCTAGAAACCACTGCAATTAATCAGCCGTCTACTTTGTATCCTGATGCAGGTTATGTTAATTATAATGATGTTAGAATGTCAAGTTATTTTTATTCTAACCTACCAACTGCCGTAAATCAAAATGGTATATTAATTCCTTTATCTGAATTTTATGTAAGAGAGTATGTTTGGATAGCGAATTATCTAGGTACTTGGCAAGTATATACTCCTGCATCTATTGGGCCAATAACTCAGGCTTTAAATAACCTAAATGGTACCGTTACAATTACATTTAGCAATCAGCATAATTTGTCACAATACAATATCTTTGCTATCATTAATCTCAATCCTGCTATTAACGGGTACTACATTGCAACATATATCGTTGATCCATTTAGAGTAATAATTAATTTAAATCTAGACCCTAATATTAGAAATGCTACAGGGCTAGGTGTAGGATTACGTTTCCAAACTCAACGGGTAGCTACTCCTGCTGATATTAATAACTTAAACTTACTGAATTCAGAGTTCATTAAAAACACTGTATGGGTTGATACATATTCCACCGGTGATTGGGCAGTTTTAAGAAAGAGTATCAATTATCAATATGAACAAGAATTCAATAAATTAAATAGCTCAACTTATGGTAGTGCAGTCGCAACTGACACACAGTTAGGTTATTTAGTCGGCGATAGTGGAGTAGGAGAAGTATATAGATATACTTACAATGAAGTTTTACAAACTTATCAACTAGTGCAGACTATTACTGGCAATAGGTCATTTGGTACTACTATTAGTCACGCAGGTGATTTATATGTAATATCAGAGCCAACTACTAATTATAGCTTTTCGGTAAATCCATCTAGATGGGATTGGGATATATCAGCAGAAGGTGGAACACATAGCTTTACAGTAACACCAAGTAGTTGGACTTGGAATATATCGTCCTTAAGTGGACCAATTACCACACCTACTTTAACATCTACTTTAACATCTACTTTAACATCTACTTTAACATCTACTTTAACATCTACAACAAATTCTACGCCTGCAGTTTACCTATACATACTAGAAAACAATGTATTATCAGATGACTTGATATTATATCAAAATCCAATTACCGCGCCGAATAATACAAAAAGTTGGGGAGCTGCTACTGCGATATCAGGTGATAAGAATTGGCTTTATATTTCTGATTATGACAATAATTCTGTATATGTTTACAGAAGAAACAATGTTTCAACACCAGCCGGATTTTTTATAGTAGGGCAAACTTATACTATTACTGACTTGGGCACTACAGATTTTACCCTAGTAGGTGCTACTAATAACATTGTAGGGTTATCTTTTATAGCAACTGGAGTTGGATCAGGTACTGGTGCAACAACAAATACAACATATAGATACATAACAGTTATTGACGGTAACGAATTATCGTTGACTACTTCAGTAGGAGATAACTTTGGTTATTCAATCTCTACCGATTATTATGGTCAAACAGTAACAATTGGTGCACCTGGTCAAACTATAAACTCAATTACCGATTCAGGTGCAGCTTATCTTTTTAGCAGGACTGTGCAAAATGTAGAAGTTCAAGTAAACACTACCCCGGGTTTTCCTCAAGTATTTAGATTGGGATGGTCCCCTGTGACTGCTAGAACTGCTGTTTTTCAAACATCTAGTTCTAGCAATACCATTACATGCGCTGCTAGCACTAGGAGATTTCATGTTAATGATCCTGTTATATTCTACGGTACAGTTTACCCTAATAGTAATATATCATTTAACCAAATTTACTATATTCATAGCATAGTAAATGACACTACATTTAGGATTAAAGTTAGCAGAGAACAACTTAATCCATATCAATTGACTAATTCAAATGGTAATGGAATGATTGTTAGTGTGCAAACTGTTCCGATTTACGTTTCCTTAAATGGGACTATAGTTGCTGATAATCAATATGGTATGGTAGGAAGCTTATTATATTATGTAGGTACATTAACAGCAGGTGATATTATCAACGTTAGTGGAAATAAGTTTACTTACTTCCAACAATTAACCAATCCAAATAATTATACAATTGGTTCACAATTTGGATTAGCCTGTGCTAATAATTTACAATCAACTGAAATTTTAGTAAGTGCTCCGTTTCAGATTAATAATCAAGTAGAAGAAGGTGGTATATTTAGATATACTAATGGCGGTACTAGTTATGGTCAAATATTTGGTACATCAACTTGTAATGTTACGGCGACTACTCCTATTTTATTAAATGGTTATTTGGTTCTAATACCTGAAGGTAACGCTACAGCGGTAGCCGCAGCAATTAATTCTAATAAAGTTACTAATATTACTGCTAGTACTAGTGGTAGTAATAATGAATACTTGGTTATTTCGTTAATAAATCAAGACTTGGCAATACCCAATGCAAGTCTTAGTATTGCTGTCTTTAATATTAATACCCTAAGTGAATTAGGAATAACTGTTTATACACAAACACAAACTATTAGTAGTCCTCATTTAGGTGAGCGTAATCAGTTTGGTACTACTATTAAATTTAATGAACAGAATTCGTTCGTAGCCAGCGCTCCAGTTGGTTCACGCTATAGCAGTACTACTTTTGATTTTACAGATGATGAAAATTATACTAATGACACTGTATTTGATAATAATGCAACTCAGTGGATAGATGTATTTGTTAATGCTGGTGCGGTGTATATGTTTGACTACTTGTCAGTGTATAATGAAAACATTAATAATACTGGTGACTATGTCCTTGCACAGGATGCTAATGCTAGAAATATTAATTATGGTAAGCAGCCATATTATGGTACTGCACTTGATTTTAATAACTATTCAGTAATAGTTGGTGCACCACTATTCAGACCCGATTATGTAAATGGACAGGTTATTACTTTCTTAAATTCTAGTGGAGAAAAAGATTGGTCTCTTTATAGAAGCTCCTCACCTGTAGTTGATATAAATCGTGTGCAAAATGCTCAATTGTTTAGCGCACTTACCAATGAAACATTAATCAACTTAGATTATATAGATCCTCTCCAAGGTAAATTACTTGGTGCAGTAAGTGAAAACATAGATTATGTTTCCAATGTTGATCCGGCACATTATAATAATCAAAATAATTTGAAATGGGGAGTTACCAATATTGGTCAATTATGGTTCAACACTACTAATGTTAGATTTATAAATTATCATCAAAATGATTTAGTTTATAACAGCCAATATTGGGGTACAATATTTCCTGGTAGTGATGTTGCAGTATACTCTTGGATTTCAAGTAGTGACTTGCCTATAAATTATCAGGGACCAGGCACACCATATGATGTAAATTTATATTGCACTCAATTTGATTTAAATGCCAATAATCTTTTAACACCAGTATATTTCTATTGGGTTAGAAATACAAATATTATCTTCTCCCAAGTTGGAAATACTCTAGCAGATTCAATTATTGAAACATATATCAGATCTCCTAAGAACTCAGGCATCGGTTATTTTGCACCTCTGTTACCAAACACATTTGCATTGTATAACTCTGGTGAGTATATCAACGTAAATGATTCGGTATTCCATATTGGATATTCCACTGGTACAAATGATGATGTTGGGCATACATCATATGACCTGATTAGAGCTAATTATACTGATGACTTTTTATCAGGATTGCCGCATTACGGTGCTAATGTCGAGCCTGAATACTTGTACAGAAGATTCTTAGCTAGTATGTCCGGTGTAGATGATTCAGGTCAAGTCGTACCTGATCCATTCCTACCGATAGCAGTTCGTTCAGGTGTTCAAGTGAGACCTAGACAAAGCTTCTTCTTATTCAGATTATTAGCTGTAAAAAATTATTTGCAGTATGCTAATGAAATTCTAGCACAGTTCCCGATTATAGAACTGAGACCGCAGGCAACATTCTTGCATAAATCAGGTCCTTTTTACAATACAGCAGATTATTGGGAATATGTAAATTGGTGGGCTACTGGATATGACAATAATACTAAAGCATCAGTTCAAGTACCTTTGTATTCTGATTTATCCACCCTTTCTGTAGCATTTGGTACAATCGCTGAAGTAACTACAAATGGTAATGGTAATTCTGAAACTTACATTTATACTGTAGATGGAGTTTGGGTTAGAATTGGCTTGACCAATGGTACAATTGCATTTAAGTCATCACTATGGGATTATGCAGGAGCTAACACTGGATTTGGTGGTAACTATTTTGATACAACTCCATATGATCAGTATCCTTCAACAGAAACTTATTATATTCTTAGGGCATTAAACGAACAGATTTATATTGATGATTTTGCAATCTACCGAAACAAGAGTTTGATTCTTACATTTGAATATATTGTTGCAGAAACGGCCGAAACACAAAATTATCTACCGTGGCTTAATAAAACTTCATTAGTTGACGTAACTCATACCCTCAGAGAGTTGAAGCCATATGAAGTGTTTAGCTCAGATAACCAAGACTTTCTATATGGTTACTTAAACGAAGTTAAGCCTTATCATGTGGTGTTTAAAGAATTTTTGTTCAAGTATACTAAAACAGAACCATACTTAATGAATGTCACTGACTTTGATTTACCTGCTCAATATGTTGCTGGTGACGCTCAATTTATTTCGCCTGAGTTGGTTTATAGTAATCCAAGTGGCGATAGTCAATTCTTACCTGAGAATCCGATTTGGAATCAACAGGAATACACTCAGTGGTATCAGAATTATGGGCTGTCTTTTACAGGTCAAAATGATTTTAATATCGCTAGACTAGAATCTTATATTTCAATTAATACAACTGAAATTGCGGTATCTAATATCAGTGGGTTTCCTATCGCCGGTACTATCAAAATAGGTACTGAATTAATTTCATATGAAACTGTAAATCTTGAGACATATACTTTAAGTGGACTGTCAAGGGGATTAAATGGTACTACAATTAGTAATCATTTACCAGGTGAATTAGTTTACATTGACTTGCCATCGGTACTAGTAGTGTACGGTGCTCATAGTTACACAGAACCTCCTAAAGTTACAGCATATATTGATACCTCAATCTATCCAAAGCCCCGTATACCTGCTGTATTTGCAGCGGTGATGAACGTAGATTCGGTGTTAGAAATTCAAGTAATTAATCCTGGCTCAGGGTATGCTGTACTACCAACAATCGTAGTTGATCCCGCCGAAACATACACTTTTGGTAGTGGTGCAGTTAACATTATTTTAAACACTATCACATTAGCGGCTCCAAACTTAGTTACAGGTGATCAAGTACAATACGAAGTTGGCGTAGCTACAACTGCAATTGGACCTTTAGTAGACGGGGAATGGTATTATGTGAATGTATTATCCAGTACACCAGTAACTACTATTGCACTGTATACAAGCTATGATGATGCCATCAATGACAACTTTAGAATTAATTTTACTAGTACAGGTACTGGTTCTAGTCAATCTCTGAATTTAGGTGCTAGAGCATTTGCAATTACAAATTCAACACCTGTAAGAGAAAATATCATTACTATGCGTTTTGACAGAACCTCTTATTTACCTCAAGTAGTTGATTGGGTGCCTGAGCAATTTTATGGGGCTAGTTATGCTGGAAACTACAATAAAATTTCTAGCTCATCAATTCAGTTACAAAGTACGAGTCCTCCCATTGGATCAGTGTTGGCCAGTGGACAAGGATTGGGATTGGAAATTGAAGAAGTTGAAAATCAGGTTATATATTCTTGGTCTGGGTTCCCTCGTAGAGTAACAAACACCTATTCAGGATCTAATACTATTAGACTTAATCCTTATGACAGTGGAGTTGGTAAACCCACAGCATCAGGTTCTACAATTGGTTTTTATGTAGGGATGCCTATTAGAATCGACGGAGCATCAATTGGTGGCATCATAACTGATGTAACATATTATGTCCATAGCATCGTAAGTGACTTACTGTTTACTATTTCTCGAACCGCAACAGGATCGGTATATCCATTGACCACTGCAACAGCTACCCCTAACACTGTTAAATGTTATACTGCTCAAGTTATTAACCAAGCTATATTAACTGTTAATTATCCAGGTATAGTTGAAGTAACTTCAATAGCAGATTCAAATATAATAACTGTACCTCTTAATCCTACTGGAACAGGCGGGACCTATGGGTTTTATGTCAATATGCCTGTATTCTTCACAGGCAATGTGTTTGGTAACATAATTGCCAATGAAGTATATTACATCCATACAATATGTAACTCACAGACATTTACAATCTCTACACAAACAGATCCAGTTACATATACTTTGGCCAAGACCTCTGCAACAGGCAACGTAGTAACATTAACAAATCAAGTTATGGATTTAAGCACAAACAATCCTATAATCTTCACGAACTTTGTGTTTACTAGTGGAAGTTTCATAATTGGACAAACTTATACTATAGTTAGTCTTGGTACTACTAATTTCACTTTAATTGGTGCACCTTTCAATGGAATAGGAGCTACCTTTACAGCCACCGGTGTTGGTACTGGTACTGGCACAGCATCATCTGGTGTATTTGGTAATCTTATATCTGGTCAAATATATTATGTTGCTAGTGTAGCTAGTGCAAATAGTTTTAGTGTAAAAGCACAAATAAATTCATCGGTCATGACCTTAATTAATAGTCAAGGTACAGGTATGGTTTCCGATCAAACTGATACAGTTGATTTGGTAGCCAGTACTGGTACAATGATCATTAATTGTAATTTACCAATAAGTCCAGGACAAATTACTGGTCAGCAGTTTTCAATGTATACTACGTCACGGCAATATCCAAACATAAGTGGGCCAGTTGGCAATTTAATTACTAGAACATTACCTGCTACCCTTGCTGGTTCAAACAGAATACCAATGACATATACCAGTGGTGGAGCAACCAATATCTATGTAAATATGCCATTTAAACTTGCAAAACCAATTGGGGGTTTAAGTGCAGGACCTACAGTATATTATGTAAAAGAGGTTGGTACAACTTCTATACCTGTAATTTCCACTAGTGCTCCTAGCACCGTCGGTGTGGTAACAGGTAGTATATCCGCTTATACATTGACCGTAACCGCAAGAACCTCAGGTCTGATAGTAAACGGGGCTACCATTACAGGAACAGGAATTGCAGCAGGTACTACCATTATATCACAGCTATCAGGGTTGCCTAACAGCACAGGTACTTACTTGGTAAGTACCTCTCAAACGGTAGCGTCAACAGCCATTACATTATCTATTAGTTATCTAACTATTCCAAGTACATATTCAACTAATACATTGTATGCAGGTATGCCTGTTGTTTTTGATGCATTGAGTATAGGTGGTGTAGATTTGAATACCGAGTATTTTGTGCGGTCAATTATAAGTGCAACTCAATTTTCTATATCACTTACACTAGGTGGTGATGCTGTTATTATGTCTACTGGAACCGGCAATTATATGCGCTGTACCGGTCAAGATTATATAACAGTAAGTGCTACCCAAGGCGGACCGGTTATTCCGCTGCTTGGCTCAATAGCAGCAAATGATTCATTTACCTTCACTCAGTATCCTATACTAGCCCCTGTGTTTGATGTGAGTTGGATATTAGGTGGCTATAATGTTGTCATAACTAACCCTGGATTGGGTTATGCAGTATCCAATACAATATCAGTACCCGGCACCTTAATTGGCGGAACGGTAAATAATAACTTAACGATCACTATAAATAAACTACAAGAATATGCGGTGAATCAGAGTTATGGGGCTGTAGCTGATGTTATTACCTCGGGGTTAATACCTGATATACCTACTAAATATTTCTTAAAAGCGGTTGCTCCAAATCAATTGGCAGTATATAGCAACTCTCAGTTAACTGTTCCTGTTAGTGGTATAAACTTTCCATATTATGGTACAATACAAACAACTGTAACAGGAACATTCGCTTCAAGCAATGTAGTAGTTGTAAATAGTACTACAGGTTTTAACTTAAACGACCCGGTAGTGTTTACGGGTAATGTAGCTGGAGGATTAGTATTAGGTAAAGTATATTATATACTTAGCGTCACTCCCAATCTAACAGTGAGCTTAAAACCCGGTGATAGTTCAACTATAGTATCGTTATCAACAGCGACATTTCTTAATTTTACAATGGCTAAGTTGGGTGATTATGCATTCTTGCCTGAACCATATCCTTTCAATCAAAGTATAGTTAAATTTAATAATAAAGTTTATTCCTGTGTAGTGAGTAATTATGATGCTGAATTTGTTTTAGGTAAGTGGGCATTATTAAATTCTGATGACCGTAGATTAAATGCACTAGACAGAATCATAGGTTATTATGCACCTACTGTTAATATGCTCGGGGCAATTACTAAATTGGGTCAAACTTTATCATACGATATAGTTACTTATGATAGTTATCCATACAATGATGTAACCTCATTAAACATAGATTTGTCTCAATTACTAACTGGAACAACATATCCAAATAGTACATATTTAGGTAATAATTTCAATCCTGATTTAGCGTTTGAATTAGATACTGAATTAAGTGATACAACATTTACTAGTACTACACCGACAGTATATGATGTAGAAGGCACTTCGTTTACATTTGGATACGCACCTGAAGAATTGGTTGCGGGGTTAGTAAGAGATAATATAACATTTATAGCTACTACTAGACCGGGTATAAATTGGCCTGTGCAAGAATATCAAAATAACGGATTTGGTGTACTAAGTGTAGAAATACCACAGAGTTCTCCTACACAAACCCAATATAGTTTTGCTAACTTAGTTCAAGTGCCAGCACAAATTAAAGTGTTTGTAATAGACCCTGTTTCAAAATTAAGTACATCTATATATGTTACTCAAGATTATACAGTAAATTGGGTCAATAGTAAAGTGATATTGAATAATGCTTTACCTATAGGTAAAATACTAAGAATTGATGTTTATGAAACAGGTAACGGATATCAATTAGACAGGTCTAATACTATCCTTACTCCTCTACGTGATAATACTGTAACAGGACTACAAGAAATATATTTAGATTCTAAATATGCAGGTACTATTAACGATGGTAATGGTCTAGTAGTTCCATACACCCAATCTCAAATGGTAGAGGTAGTGGCTACCGAAAGTGATGTAAATCTATTATATTGTACAAGTGTTGATCAATTTGTTCCGAATAGTCCAATCACATTCCAAGGTAACGTATTTGGTAATATTCAAGAAAATACAACATATTATGTAAAAACTATTGATGTAGCTACATTGTCAATAACCATATCTCTATATTATGATATTATTAATGGAATTGCAGGCTCTGAATTCGCATTATCAACAGCAACTGGTTCAATGGAAGCTGTTATAAATGTGGGATCAGAAGAGCTTTATACTCCACCATTAGTAATGGTAAATGGCAGTGAGTTATCATTAGGAGCATATGGCCAAGTTACTCAACTTAATGGTGATCTAATAGCAGCGGGTAACTTTATAGTTGGAAAAACTTATATTATAGTATCAGTAGGAACTACTAATTTTGTTGCTTCAGGCGCAGCTTCTAATCTAGTTGGAGTATCGTTTATAGCAACTAATGCAGGGTTAGGTACTGGCACAGTAGCTAAGTATACCATAACTTGTAACAATACAGCTATAATAGCAGTAAATGATGCTATTATATTTTCTAATGAAATATTTGGTTCAGTAATTCAACCACTAACCACCTATTATGTTAAAACGATTTGGGATGCTAACGAGTTTACAATTTCGGCAACTCTAGGTGGAACTACGTTAGCTTTAACTTCCGCTACAGGATTGGCGACCTTTGTAACAAAAGAGTATACGATTGGCCGAGTTAGTGGCACTAATTTAGCTAAATTGGTATTTGCTGACCAATATGACACCTCTACTGATTATATTTCATATACTGTATTGGGAGAAACAGCACCAACACAATATGGGTACAGTATTCCTGAAACTCAGTTGCTAACAGGAACTGGTTCTACTTCTACATTTGGTTTAACTAATTATGTTGGTGGAGGAAACGTAACTAACGCAATTGTAGAAATTAAC